AGAAATATCGCAAGCTGTCAGAAACCAAGCTGAAGAACGCTCTGATCGACCTTCAAATCGAGTTTACAGACGTCAAGGACGCGACAAAAACGCTCGACTCTGAAGTCAAATCGTCAATTTCGAGTCTGATTGGGATGCGCCGCGCGCTGGGCGCCGTAGGCCCCGCGTCCGGTTCGGTCGCCGAGGCGGTCGTAATTTTCGAGCAATTGCGGATCAATGGCGAGGACACCGAGGGCGCTGTTCGCGAGGTTATCCAGCGGCTTATCGACATGGGCAAGCCCGAGGTCGCCCGCGGTATCAACGAGGTGTTTCAAGCGTTCCTCGACGGCCAAGGCGCCATTGAGGGCGTGGAGAACCGCATCCTCGCTCTACAGCTCGCCATCGCCGGCCTGGATGCCGGGCCCGAACTCAGCTCCGGGCGCCGTGAGCGAGCGCTGGCCGAGGCGGGCGCAGAAGGTGAGGGCGCCGAGACCACGCCGCTCAAGCCGGGCGGCGATGGCGAGGGGACTACTTTTAAGGACATCATCCAGGACTTGCAGCGCGAGATCACGCTCGTAGGGCTCAGCAATGCGAAGCGCGAACAGCGCATCGAGATCTTCCGCGCCGAGGAGGCGATCGAGCGAAAGCTGAACGACACGGAGAAGGCGCATATCAGGGCGCTTGTGTCCGAGCGGCAAGCGCTGGAGGACAACGAGGCAATCGGGCAGCGCATACTTGATCTTGCGATTGAGGGCGATTTGCTTCGGCTCAACGTGCGCGCTCGCTTGGCCGCTGCCGAGATCCTCAGACTTGAGGACTCGCTCTATCGACAATTGACGGACGCCGAAGAGGCCGAAATCGCGGTCCTCGTCGAGCAGAATCGTTTGATTGCGCTTCAATCCCGGCTGCGCGAGGAACTGACGGGCGGGTTCATCGATATTTCCGAGACCCGCGGGGCTCTCGCCGGCCTGTTCGACGAGGGGACGCTCAGCGCCGAGGGCTTCCGGCAATCCCTCTTGGACCTGCAGCTACAGGAACTCGAGCTGCGGATCGCGTTTGGCGACGGATCGTTTATCGACGGCTTCACAGCGGGCATGATCCGCATGACCGAGGAGGCGCAGAATTTTGCGGCCAACACCGGCGAGCTGTTCGCCGAGTTCATCGGGGAATTTGTCAAGGGCACGGGCGACGCCTTCGCGGGGGCGATCCTCGGGACGGAGAAATTCGGCACGGCGCTAAAGTCTGTGGCCAGGAATGCGATCGGCGCCCTGATCTCCGCGCTCGTCCAAATGGGGATCCAGTATGTGATCACCCAGGCCATCGGGACGGCGGTGGGTACAGCGGCGGCCACTGCCAGCGCGGGCGAGGCCGCCCTCGTCGCCGCCGCGTGGGCGCCCGCAGCCGCCGCTGTGAGCCTTGCGAGCTACGGTGCCAATGCCGCCCCAGCGGGCATCGGGATCGCCACTGTGTTCGCCCTGGTCGCCGCTCTGGCCGCCGCCGCCGGCGCCTTCCTGTTTCTCCGCGAGGGCGGCGAGATCCAAGGGCCGGGAACGGGGACATCGGATTCTATCCTCGCCCGGGTCAGCCGCGGCGAATTCGTGGTCAATGCGGCCCAGACCGACAAGTTCAGGCCGCTCCTGGAGCGGATCAACCGGGGCGAGCCGATCTCGGATATCGTGGTCGGGGATATAGGCGCGCGGGTCAGCGACCGGCGCCGCGGTGGTCAGACAATCTCGGACATCGTCGTCGGGGCGCTGGGCGATCAGATCAGCAATGTGAGAACCCCTCAGTTCGCTCACGGCGGGATCGTTCAGGGCCCGCAGGGCGCGGGCGGTTCGCGCACGTTCGATATCCTCCGGGGTTCCAGGGCGGGCGAGCTGCGCACCGACGAGATCCTCGACAGGGAGCCGATCCCCGACTTCGGCCGAATCGTCCAGCCGCAAGTCCAGACCGGCGATACCTTCCACGTCTCTCCAACCTTTGTCTTCGAAAGCGCCGAGGCCGTCGAGGCTTTCGGCGAAACCGAATCTCAGGTTATGACTAGGCTTGGGACTGTGGTCGACGAGGCGGCGCGTCGGCGCGGCATCAGGAGAGCGAGACTGTAATGGTGGATTTCCACGAGGTCAGGCTACCAGAAGATATCGAGCGCGGGGCCGTAGGCGGCCCGGGATTCAAGACGTCAAAGACGCCGCTCGCGAGCGGGCACGGCCCCAAGGTTCGCCACTGGTTGCAGCCGCTCGGGGGCTGGGACATCGGCTACGGGATTCAGTCGCTCGAGGATTTGGAGACGGTCAAGTCGTTTTTCTACTGTCGCATGGGAAGCGGATTCGGTTTCCGGTTCAAGGATTGGGGCGATTTTGAAATCCTTCAACAAGAGATTGGCGTCGGCGATGGGGCTGAGACCGAATTTCAGGTTTTCAAGCGATATTCGGACGGGGCGTTCAATTTCGACCGGACGATCTACAAGCTGGTTTCGGGCACCGTTCGCGCTTTCGTTAATTCGGTCGAGCTATTTGACCCGGCCGGGTTCTCGGTCGATCTGAATACCGGGAATATCTCGCTCGTTGTCGCTGCGCCCGCAGGCCATTCGGTCGAAATCATTTGCGAATTTGATGTCCCCGTGGAGTTCGTGAAAGACGATCTCAACGAAAATGTGCAATCTTTCCTCAACGGCTCTATTCCGAAGATCAAGATCGATGTCGTGCGAGGGGCCTGATCAATGCCGAGGAACTTTCCCGCTGGCCTGAACACGATTCTCGGCGATGGGTCGGCGTCGCTCGGCACGCTTTTCGAGATCGGGCGGCGCGACGGCGCCGTCATTCGCTTGACGGACTCGGATCAGGACGCTCCGGTCGCCGGGAAGCTGTTCTTATCGGCCGCCGGATATGAGCGGTCGGCCATTTCGACTCGAGAGGGTTTCTCTGTCGACGAGCTCGAAATCAAGGGGAAATTTGATCCCTTGGGCTTCACCGAGGCTGACATAAGGGACCGGCTCTATGCCGGCGCGAACTACTCTTTGTGGGTTTTCTCGCCAGCGGATATACCGGCCGGGATCGGGCTCCTCATAAGCGGCAAGCTCGGCCGCGTCGTCCCGAAACCAGACGGGACATTCATCGCCGAGCTTCGATCGAAAAAGGATCGATTCCGCCAGACGATCACAGGCGAGTATCAGTATGAATGCCGTGCCCAGCTTGGCGACAATCGTTGCAAAATCCCACTCGCACCGTTCGAGGTCGCCCGATCCTCGACTTATTTCGTCGGCGATTTTGTGCGCGCCCCAACGCATGCCAGCGCCCCCGCCCGGGTCGCGGTTCCGGTCCTCAATCCGAGCTTTGAAAACGAAACCGCCACGAAGCCGGATAATTGGACGGAATTGGCCGGGTCCGTCGAGTCGGTCACCGCGGACGGCGCGCTTTCGCCCGCTGAGGGATCGCGTTTTGTCCAAGGCGCCAACGGGGCGACGGAATTCCGCATTGATCAAACCGTCTCGATCCAATCCCTCGGGATCTCTGACGCAACGATCGATCTGGGTCAGGTATTCGCATCGGTCCATGTTCGCCGGGGCACAGGCGGCGAGGCTCAGCGGGGGTTCGGCCGATTTCTCGTCGAGGCCCTGGATGGCTCGTCGAATGCGATCGGCGTAGTCTATGATTCAGGGTTTGAGCATATCCAGAGAGAGGCCGGATGGGATCGGCGCGGCGCCACAGAATCCCCGATCCCGGCGCTCACTCGATCGCTGAGGATCGAATGCGACGGCCGCCGGCGATCTGGCTCAAGGCCCTCGGCTGCTTTCGACAACATCGCGATCGCGATCTATGACGTTGGTGCGACGCCGCTCGGGCAACCTCTATGGGAAAACCGGATTTATGAATGCACCACTCAGGGCACGACCGCCGGCTCGGCGCCCGCCTATGACGAGACGGTCGGGAACACCACGACAGACGGATCGGCCGTATTCACCGCGCGCGAGGCTTGGATGCGCGACGCAGTGATCGCGGCCGTGACGGACCAGCGGATATTCGACATAACTGTTTCCGATCCGCGGGCGGTCGACGACTGGTTCAGCTATGGGGTGGCCCATTGGGAAAGCGGGGCGAGCGTCGGGCTCGGAATGGAGGTCAAAAAATTCACGCAGACGGGAGCGGTAATCGAGCTGTTCCTACCAATGCGGCGAACGCTGGCCATCGGAGACAAGTTGAGGATCTTCCCGGGGTGCCCGCGATATCTGACGATCTGTAAAACCAAGTTCGACAACGTGGTGCAATATCGCGGCTTCCCGCATGTCCCCGGGAACGATTTTGTCGCACAATACCCGGATGCCGTGAAATGACGACGCGCGCCGACATCGTGGCGGCCGCCCGCGGCTGGATCGGCACGCCTTGGCGCCACCAAGAGCGGGGCCCTCACTTCATCGATTGTGCCGGGCTCCTCGAGCGCGTCGGAAACGACACCGGCCTGATCGACTATATTGGCCCGAGGGATTATCGCCGCGAGAGCCACGGTCTGCGGTTTCTGAAACACTTTGCCAAGGCGGGATGCCGGGAGAAAAGCACGTTGCTCGCCCAGGACGGGGATATATTGATTTTCCAAGTCGAGAGCGGGGGGCTCGCCCGGCATTGCGGAATCAGGTCGACGATCGAGGGGCGGCCGCATTTCATCCATTCCTACGCCGCTCCGAATTGGAAAAAAGTCCTGGAGGAGGCGCTTGAGGGGCAGTGGGCCCCGCCGCCGGGCGGGAAACTTGTCGGGTGCTGGCAATTCCCGAACATTGAGGAGGTCTGACCGTGGGCTTTCTCATGCCGAAATTGCCTAGCGTCCGGATCGAGGGCTCGAGGCTCGCTGATCTGGCGGTTACCAGCTCGGCATATGGCGAGACCGAATCCCTCGGCTTCGGAACGATCCGGCTTGCCGGTAACATCATTTGGGGCCAAGAGATCCGAGAGCAAAAGGTCACGACGAAATCGACAGCCGGCGGCAAGGGCGGCGGCGGCGGCCAGACCACGAGAACGGTGGATTATTTCTATTTCTCGAATCTTGCGATAGCGTTTGCCGAGGGCCCGGCCGACAAGATTCTGAGGCAATGGGGCGACGGGAAAACCTTCTACGATATAAGGGCCGGCGTGGATAAATCGCGCATGGACAATCTGATTTTCAGGTTCTACCGAGGCACCGAGGAACAAACTCCAGACCCTCTCATTCTGGACGTTGAGGGCGTGGATAATACGCCCGCGTATCGGGGGACCGTCTACCTCGTCTTGGAGGACTTCCCCCTAGCCGATTTCAGCAATCGGATACCGAACTTAACTGTCGAAATCAATTTCGAGCAAGGGCAACCCGTCTCGATCATATTGACTGTCGGGGACGATCTCGCCGACAGGTCAT